AGGGTCCGATCCCTCAGAACGTCGTGCAGCATCTCATGAGCGCCAGGGACGAGAACGGCTACCGGCTGATCAACAATGCCGACGTCGCTCAGTTCATCATCGAGCAGGGCCTGAACCACTACGGTGACGGCGCGCTGATCTCTGGCGACTCCAAGGCAACGATGTCGAGCCGTATGGATGAGATCAAGCAGGTCATGAAGACCGACTTCGATCGCTACCTGCGCGAAGGCATGGACCAGGAGTACGCCAAGCTGCTCGAGCGCAGCCAGGGCCGGGCACAACAGACCCCGGCCTACTACGACTAGAGGCAGCGGTGTGGGCATCCTCGTGGTGCCCCATCCCCTGCCCCTACGAGACCCGCGGGACAACCCGCTGACCTGGTGCTTCGGGAGACGCACCAAGGCACGGCCCCCGCACCGTCTCATGGAACAGGACCGCCAAGACGACCGCCCCGCATACCTGAGCGCAACGAGGCAGGCCCCACTGATCCCGGTGGACAACCCTACACCCTCAAGCCTCTCACCCTTCGCGGACAACCGGACGGACAAGGCACTAAACCCTATCCCGAATCTTACAATATTGGAGAAGAACAATGGGGAATCCTGTTGTACCTGTCGTCCAATACCGGGAAGAGTACATCGCCTCGTTCGAGCAGGATTATTCCCTGCTAAAACAAGCGACTGTACGTGAAACCGTCATCAAAGGAAATCAGGCGGTTTTCCTGGTAGCTGGATCCGGCGGCCTCAGCGCTGTCACCCGCGGTTCGAATGGTCAGATCCCGTATCGCACTGTTTCGAATACGCAAAACACCTGCACGTTGGTCGAAAAGCATGCCCCGTATGAAATGACGGGATTTGACATTTTCGCAAACCAGGGTGATCAAAAAAGAATCATGATGAAGGCCTCTCAGGCGGTCCTTCACCGTGACATGGACCAGATCATCATCGATGTTCTGGATACTGCGACTCAGACCACGGGCACCGCCGTCACGGCTTCGCTCGATCTGATCGTGAAGGCCCGGACGATCCTCGGTAACAACGAGGTGGACTTGACGCAGGAAGACAAGATCTTCGCTGTGATCACGCCGGCCTTTGAAGGCTATCTCTTGCAAATCAAGGAGTTCGGCTCCTCTGATTACATCGAGATGAAGCCTCTCGTCGGTCCCGCCCGCCGCATGCGGCGTTGGGCTGGCGTTAACTGGATGGTTCATCCTAACCTCAGTGGCGGGGGCACCTCGAGTGAATCCTGTTACATGTGGCATATGGATGCTGTCGGTCATGCAGCCAACACGGCTGAAATGATGGTCGACGCCGGGTACGAGCGCAAGCAGCAGGTCTCCTGGACCAACGCTTCGTTGTACCACGGAGCTGTCCTCCTCCAGAACACCGGCATCGTGCGCATGGTCCATGACGGATCTGCGTATGTGTCTAGCTAAGGGAGGGTATGACTAATGGCATATTCAACCACTAACCCGCCGCAACTGATCTCTCAGACCTTCGGTGGCACGCCTTCACGGCCTAACCTGTGGAGCTACGCCTCGACGGATCCTATCGCAACGGTTTGCGGTGCGGGCTACGTCTCCAACGCCTCTGTCCTCGACATGGGTGTCGGCGATCTGGTGTTCGTGCTCGACACGAACTCAACCCTGGGCAGCATTGCCTATGTGTCTGCGGTCTCGACCGCGGGCGCGGCTACGCTGCTCTCGTCCTTCACCACGACCTAAGCCCCCGCCGGGTCTGGTGAAACGGGGACCGACTGACACTCCCACTCCTCCAGTCGGTCCCCACTCCCTACAATCAAGAGGCAATCCCATGGCGATCAAATACATCCCAGCCAAATCACTATCCCAGACGGCGGACTACGTTTACACGCGCTTCTGCGTTGAGGTGCCCCCATCCATGAAGCTCGAGGATCTCTTCGTGCCGGTGGCCTGGGCTCATGTTCGCACCCAGCTCGCGAAGCACGACATCATCCGCTGCATCGCTGAAGACGGCTCGTTCGACGTGGACCTGGCGGTTCGCGAGGTCGAGGTCGGCGGCGTTCACATGGTCCCGCGCCCGCACATCGGCGGTGTCTCCGGCGTCGAGGCCCTCGAGCAGCTCTCCGAGATCGCAGCCGCGTCGTCTCCGGCCGAGGTTCCCCTAGGCGCCGATGGCAATCCTGTCGTTCGCGTCGAGTGGCTGCCGGCCACCAAGTGGCGCGTGCTCGGCATCTCCGGCGGCGAGGTCTCACGCGACCACAGGACCGAGTCCGAGGCGCTCCAGGCGATGCACAAGTACCTGGCGTCGGCCGGCCTGCAACTGCCCAAGCTCAGCGGCGTCCAGGCGGAGTCCGACGATCCTGCCCCCAAGCCGAAAGCCAAGGCTAAGAAGAAGGAAGCAGCGTAAATGCCATCTCAGCTCTCGCTCTACAATGGCGCCTTGGCGCTGTGCAAGAACCGCTACCTCGAAAGCCTCACAGAGGATGTCGAGGAGCGCTACCTGCTCGATCTCGAGTACGACAAGGCATTGCGCTATTGCCTGGAGCAAGGGCTGTGGAACTTCGCGCTGCGGGCTACGCTGCTCGAGCCGGATGACACCAACGAACCGGAGTGGGGAGACCTGTATGCGTTCCTCAAGCCGGACGACTTCGTGCGGCTCAACGCGATCGCGGGCGACCAATACTTCTCGGTGACGCTGTCGGAGTTCGTGGACGAGGGACCGTACTGGATTGCCTCCATCAATCCGCTCTACGTCTCCTACGTCTCTGATGATCCGCAGTACGGGCTCAACATGGGACGTTGGCCGGCGACGTTCGAGCGGTTCGTAGAGTACGAGCTTGCCCACCGCATCGCGCCGCACCTCACAGCTCTGACCGATGCCGATCTCAAGCGCATGGGCGACGACCGCGTGGTCGCAATGAGGGACGCCAGGTCGAAGGACGCTCTGAACCAGCCGAGCATGTTCCCGCCGCCGGGCCGCCTCGTCCGGGCGCGCCAGGGTTCACGTTACTCGGCTCAAGATGGCCGTCCTTGGTGGAGATAGCCTGTGGCTAAATACAATGCGCACATCGAGAGGTTCAACGTCGGCGAGTTTAGCAACGCCGCACTGAACCGCATCGATCTCGAGAAGACGCGCCTTGCCGCTGAAATCCAGGAAAACATCTTCCCCCACAAGATAGGCAAGGGGCAGGTGCGCCCTGGCACGACCTATCTGGGCCGCACCCGCAATGATAGGCGTGCTCGTCTCCAGGGGTTCGCCCGCTCTCCCAGCGACAAGGCCCTGCTCGAGCTCACGGACGGCTACCTGCGCGTGTGGGTCGATGATGCGCTTGTTACCAGGCCAACGGTCAGTGCAAGGCTGTATCGCAGCTCTTTCACCTATGCGAGCGGTGGATACGGCTTCACGATCTCTGGCGCCTATATCGGCAACGAAAACACCGAGGGTGGATACGTCGACACGAACACGCCTGGCGTCGAGCATGCCGTAAACATCCACGTCACCAAAGGCCCCATTCTCTTCAAGATGGGCACACAGTCCAATAAGGACGACATCATTGCCGAGACGAGCCTCAGCGAGGGGCGGCACAGCCTATCCTTCACACCATCTGGCACGGTCTATTGGGTGTTCACCAATCGCCTTCCGCGCGAGGTGGTTGTTGCCAACATCTCGTTGGCTTCGGCTGGTCCAATGGAGTTGGCTGCGCCATGGGCTGAGGCGGATCTTGATTACTTCCAGTTCGAACAAGCAGCCGACACGATATTCTGCGCCAATCGCAACCTGCGTCCCATGATAATCCAGAGACGCAACAACACCTCATGGTCAGCTGCGTACTACATTCCGCAAGACGGCCCATTCCAGGACGATGTCCCCGGCTTCGGTGAGGTGAGGGTGTCGGTTCAGGCCGAGACTCATAGCAACGCATCCGTAACAGCGACCGACACCTATTTTGATCCGGACACGATGGACAACATGCTCATCCGTGTCTATCAGGAGCGTCGTGAGAACCGGGTCACTCTTGGTGGCAACAACCAATACATCGAGCCATTTCGCATCACGGGCATCATTGGCGAGACGACAAACGACCGCAAGTTCACCTACAACATCCAAGCCCAAGGCAAAGGGACAATCCGCTGGCAGCGCTCAATCTCAGGTGAGGATGGAAACTACGGACCAACATCAAGGTCCAGCAGTAACACGTCGTCCTCAAGAAGCCTGGCCGTAGGCGAGACCTGGAACAGTGGCGACATTACGCACGAGGGCCACACGGAGGACAACAACCTCGTGGCCTGGCACCGCATCGGCTATGGCCCTGGGGACTACGTCAGCGGCTACGCCAGTATTCGCATCATCTATGATGGTGACGGCGGGTTCGGTGTCA